TTTTCTTTTTGTACTTTGTATGCTACTTTTAATACACTTCTTTCATTAAGTGCTAGAAATGAAGACATAATTTTCCAATTATCATTAAATCCTTTAATAGTAACAATATCTCCATCATTATATACAGCACCACTTGAACCATTTAATGATGTTATCTCAACTTTAATATCATCAAATTTATCACTAATTTGTTGTACTGCATCATCTTTAGCATTAGTAATATCAGTATTAACATTATCTTCTGATGTTGTAATCTGATTGATAATATCAGTTTTATTTGTAGCCATAGTATCACTTAAATTATTTGTTGTTGTATCAATTTCATTAATAATAGCAGTTTTGTTATTATCTGTTTCAGTGATAATATCATCTTTATATGTTGAAACGTTACTTGCTAATGTATTGATATTTGATTGAATATCAGTAAATCTTTTTTCTGGTAAATCAATATCTACATTCTTATTAAAAACACTAATAAGCATACTACTATATGGAATTTGAATACCAGCAAACTTATATCCATCTGTTTTTGGTTCAAATACTATATTTCTGTCTATAACAGATATTGTTAAATTATAATCATCTGTTGAAGCATCACATACACCATTAGTAAAATCATCTATTAAACTTTTAGTTAATGTTGATTCTGCACCATTATTATCAATAATATTATAAGATACTATTGATGTATCAGAACCAGTTGAATATCCTAACATATTAATAAACGTATTAAAATATGCTTCAAAATCGTGATACACTGGGTTACCATCACTATCTTTTGTATATGCACATTTACCATCTGTATAAACACCATCATCACTATCTAACTCAACTTCTTGACCATAATTATCTGGAGTAAAATATGTCATCCCAGATGTAGTGGTTCCATCATCTTTATATACAGTATATGGACCTCCATACACATTTGCATCTTTAATAAAATACCATTCTGTTTTTGTAACTGTTGCCATTTATATTTCCTTTTTTTGTTTAATTATATCAAAAGGAAATTTATTTGTTATTTTTCTAAACTCTATATATCCTTTTTGTTGAGGATAAATAGAACAATATAAATCTATACTTTTGTTTAATGTACAATCACTTATGCCAAATTCTTTATTATGCTCTTCTACAATATCTTCAATGTCTTTCTTTTTTAAATCAGTAAAAATAAAATCTTTTTTCTCAACATTCAATAAATGAAAATAATAAATCAAAATGCCTATATAAAAAGGTTGACATTCTTTTTCTATACTATCATCAACAGTAGCTAATCTTTGGTCTAAAAAATTAGTTATCTTTTTAGAGCCAAGTGTTCTTACAATCTTACTCATCTTTTTATATAACATTACAACTTTCATATCTAAAACATCTTCAAATCTTTCTAAACCTACTTTATTTGGGTCTATGTCGATTATTCTAAAACCTTCTTGTAACATTGCATAAACTAATAATAATAATGCTCTTTCTCTTCTTTGTTGTTTTTTCATCTTTCATTCCTTTCCATTTTATAAATTCTATACTGTTCAACTAAATCTGGTAAATCTTCATTTTTAGTTCTTCTATAATTAATAACTATTTGTGGATTAACCATAAACTTATTTTTAGACACTTTAACAATAAAATCTTCTTTAATAAGTTCTCTTATCCATCTATATATTGAGGTTAAATTTTTATTTAATTCTTTAGACAATCTATTGAAATCAATATCAATAATATTATGCTTATCAATATTTTTAATTATATATTCAATGAAAATTAATCTTTTATCATTAAACGCATTTGCTAATGTAAGCATTAAACTATATTCATTTCCTATTTTAGAACCAACAGTTGTTATCTTACAATTATAAGGTTCTCCGTAATGCATCTTTTTTAGAGGTTTAATCACAACGGTTTTACCTGCTAATTCAGTTGGTTCTACGTACTCAACATTTAAGTTTCCTATCTCCATTCAATCTCCTTTTTTTTGTCATATTATAGCATAAAAAACTATTTTTTTGTTATTGTATGCAAAAAAAAATCTCTCAAAGTACCACGGTTAAGGGATTTCTAAAAAACCATAATATATATGGTATTAAGGAATAATATGTTTTCTTTTTAAATATTTAATAGCTTTAGCGACTTTTCTTGCATAATTATATGAACCGACAGTCCCTCTATTATATGCGCTTACATAGTTGTACCAATAAATTTTTCTTTGTTTCCAAAGTAATAATTCTTTAATAGCTATTAACATAGCTAAATTATCATCTCTAACTAACTTACTTGCAACTTTAACTCTATTCCAATAATTATCTGGTTCATTTAAAAACCTTAATGCAGTCTTTATATTGATACCAGTTATTCCATAGTCCTCAGTGGTTTGGTTCATTATATATTTACCACCTTGACTTTCAACCCAACATATTCCAGCTAGTGTATTACCTAATTTATACTTAGAACCAAACGAATAACATTTATGTATTATTCTTATCTGGTTCTGGTTTAAACCAAATAATAATGTAGCCAGTAATAATATACTGTATTTCTTCATTTAAAGCCTTCTATTGAATTTTTATTTAAAAATAAGTAAATCTATAGGATAGAAAATAAAAGAGCCTATAACTTGAATTATAAGCAAATGAATGTATTCTTGATATTTGTTTTTACAACAATCAAATTTAACTAATAAATATAAAGGTAGCATCATTACAATAGCACTAATAATCCAACGAAATAAATAAATCAAATATTGTTCATTAAAATAAATCACAATAATCCTTTTTCTTTTTTATATAAAAATCTTAATCTATTTGCATCTCTTTTACCACAATCAAGAACCAAACCTATTTCGTGACCAGTTCTATTTAATGCATTAGGAAATTTATCAAAAAAATCAAAAGCTATTTTCTTTAATTCTCCTTTTTTTCTTTTATGCTTTGGTCTTTCTTTTTTAAATTTTAAATACCATTCATATATGCCCAAATCTTTCATTGTTTTACGCATTTTATCAGGACTTATCCCTTCATTTACATATATTTTATTTAATGAAAATTTATATTTTTTTAATAATTTAGTATATTTAACTATATTAATATTCTTCTTCTTTCTAAATTCTTTTTCTTTATATTCTTTATAATATCTATAAATAGTCGGTATTGGAATATTCATTATTTTAGATATTTCTTCTAATGTTTTTTCATTATCTAAAAAAAAGAATATTCTATCTCTTTTTAAATGTTTTAACTTTAATTTATGTTTTGTATTGATATGATAATTTACTGAACTTATTGACATACCAGTTAAATTTTTAATTTCTTTATATGTGTAACAATTATGTTTATAAATAAATTCTATCCATTCTTCTCTTGTTTCAAACATTCTTTAATCCTTTCTTCTGCTTTTATTATAGCTGTATTTATGTTTGGTGCATACACAACAACAGAAACATCGTTAGAAAAAAGAACCTCATATGTGTTGGTTCTAATTTCTTCTATATCGATTATCTCAACTTTCATAATGAATCTTTAAAAATTTCTTCTATATCTTTTTTATTTTCTATATTAGCACCACAATATTCATTTAAAAATTTGATTAAATATTTTGTAGTAGTTTTACTCATATTCCATCCTGGAAATAATTTTGTTATTTTTAATTCTTTATTGTGACAAGATATAATAGAATCATAAGATTGAAATACATATCCATTTTTAAAAACTACTACAAATTGATTTTTAGCTATAACTATAACCTCTTTAAATCCTTTTAAATTAATCATTTTTAAACTCCTTATAGTTTTTATTTATTTTTTCATCTGTTAGAACCAACTCTTTGTAATCATCAGGTAATTCATCAATAATCATTTTAGCTATTAATCTTATATCTCTATGTGCTTCTTTAGTTAAACGTAGTCTTAAAAAATGTAATAAACTTCTTAAATTAAATTGCCATTGCATTGAATATATAAATGCTTGTGGTAACATTTTGGACACTTTATCAAAAGATTTATTTTGAACTATTCTTGTTTCTATTTGATGTTTCCACCATTCTAAATCGTCATCTATTTCTTCATCTCCTGTTGGTTCAAATTCAATATTTATTTTATTTAAAGCGTATCTACTTGAAGTTACTGTTTTACTTATTCCTATTCTATGTCTTGATTCTTCTAGTAATGCTTTAGTACTCATATTAACATCAAATATAATAGTTCCAAATTCTAACACTGATTCGTGTTTCATTTTAAATCCAACTCTTTTAATTAAATTAAAATCTTTTGGTCCTAAAACTACTATTTCTTTATGTTTGGTAAAAATCTCTCCACAAGAATTACACTTAAATTCTTGGTCTATATATTCAATATCAACATTTTGTTCACAAGCAGGACATACTTTAATTATTTCAGTATCACTTTTATCGTGATTGTTGTGTGAATAATGTACTGCATTAGAAATAAGATATAGTGGTGTTGCAAATATTAATTTTACATTTTGTTTTGTATCAATCATTTTTTATCCTTTATTTTTTTTTTAAATTAAATTTTCTTTTAGTTTTGTCTCCAAAAAAAAATGCATCATCATACACATAGCCATCTACACCTATAAATAGAGTATCTTTTTCTATTCTTGTATAATCAAAGCTGTTTTTTGTTAAATCTTTTGCTCTACCTATATTGATTATATCAACATAATCATCATCTATGATTTCATAAACAACTTTATCTTTTGGTAGCTGGCTAATTATTTTTTTTATATCTATTTCTTTATTCTCTCTGTGAAAAGAAGTGTAGGAAACAGATATTCCAACCTTACCACTTGAATTGTTAAATAAAAGCTCTATTAAATCCACATTATCTAATAAATATGTCCCATTTGTTGGAAAAGAGAACATTTTAACATTAATGTTAAACTTATTAATTACATCAAGGATACAATGTATTATTTCTATTGCCAACAAAGGCTCTCCTCCTGAAAATGAAACCAGGTTAAGATTTTTATTTTTAAAATTTTTAAAAATATCTTCAATAAAAGAACAACTCATTACATCTTTACCTGCATTACCTATATAACAATGTCTACACTTAAAATTACATTTATTTGTTATTTGTAAATGTATCTTTTTAAAATCAGATAATGGTTGTTTAGTGTTCATCTAATTCCTTTGTGTTTATTGTGTTTTTTGATTTTTCACCTAAGTTATCTTCAATAATATCAATATAATAAGTATAAATATTTTTATATGGTAAAGTGTCTATATAATCTCCTTCCAAAGTAAATATACTCATTGCTCATTTAACTCCTGGGTCAATACTAAATATCATTTTCAGCCAATCTTATAAAAGATACAAAACCAAAAGTAGAAAAACTTTTTGGTATATTAGTATATTCATCAGAATTCATATAAAATGTTTCTTCTCCAACTTTTGTTAACTTTGATTTATCAATACTATTAATAGCAAAATCAAAAATAAGATTTGGATCAAAAGTATAATATTCTTTTTTTACTTTTACTTTGTTAATAGTCACTTATTATTCTTTAATTCACTCCATTGTCCATTCTTTTTTTCTTTATACATAACAACGCTATCTAATGCTTCATTGCTTTGGTCCTCTAAATGATTAATAATTAATTGACAATATCCTTGTATATCTCTATAATTATCAATAAACCTTGAACCATTATTAATTATTCTTGCTAGTTTGTGTACAATCATGCATACACCCTCATTTATTGTTGGGTCTAACTCTTCACAATATGTGTAATACATATCTTTTATATTTTGACTTATATTAGCAATGTTGGAAAAATCCCCATATATGTTACTTCTTTCTTCTGTTATTTTCATATTTAACTCCTTACAATTCTTTTATATTCATCAACAACAATTTTTGGCGTAGTCACATCACAAGTGATTCCTTTAAACTTTAAACTTCTGCACATAGTTTTAGAACCACAATAAACATACTCAAATTCTCCATTTTCAGATGTCCAATAAATTGTCAATGGATTTTTATTGTCATCACTAAAATATAAACTTAAAGAACCAGTATCTTTTGGTTCTTTATTTTTATTTGCTTCATCAATAATGCCTTCTTTAAAATTCATTCTTTATCTCCTTTTTTTTTAAATCTTCTAAAAATTCAACATAAATATAACTGCCATATGAAATAATTGCAAAAAGAATTAAAGCAGCTAATAAAAAGCTAAATTTAAAACCTATTAAAAATAAAGAAACATAAAAAATAGAAATAAATAATATTTTTAATTTTTCAGCTCTGTTCATTTTTAATTCCTCTTTCTAATACATTATCAAGGTCAAATATAGTTGTATCATCATTTATTTCCATATAACAATAATTTCTGATACATAGAATATCTAATATATAAGAATCCAATGTTTCATTTTTATCCAAAACAACTGAACTAAATAAAATATTGTTTTTCTCATAATCAATAACTACAAATTGTTTTTTAGTATTTTCAAATTCAACATTAACTTTTATACCTCTATTTTTTAATTCATCTTTTATTGAGTATAATAAATTAATAATATTATCTTTTGGCATATTTTTTAACCAATCTTTTTCTATTTCTTCGATCATTTTTTTATTTAAGTCAATTTCAAAATTAGTTTCTCTTTGTAGTTTCAAAATATTTTTAATATCAAATAAATTTTCTTTCATTATTTACTCCTTTTACATTTATTATATTCTGGTTCATATGTTTTAACATCTAAATCTTTTTGAAATTTACCATCAACTATTTTTCCAGTTCTACTATTTATGTGTTTAATACCTTCTTGTAATACACATTCTGGTTTATATCCTAATTTCATTATAGCACCTATAGAAAAAACAATTATGTCAAAATAAGCATCAACTATATCTTCTTTTGTTGGTTCTACATATTTTTTGCACTCATCAGATTCTATATATTTTTTTGAATTTTCAACAACATTATTTATTGTTTGTTTTAATAATGGTCTGCAATCTTTATCTATTTTTAGTCCATTAGCTTCAAGTAATTCTTCATAGATATTAGTAAATTCATTGATTGAATTATATTCTTGTTTATCTAACAATCTATATTTTTGCCATTGTTCTATTTGTTTAATAGAATTATTTTTATCATACGCTTTAATTATTTCATCAATATAGTTACTCATATCATTTGCTAATTCATCATAACCTTCATCTCTAATTTTATCTACAAAGCTATGCATATTAATTAACATTTCTTTTACTTTATTCATTTTATTTCCTTTTTTATTCCATTCTTTTAATCTTTTTAAATGTTTTTCTTTTTTATTTTTAAGTCTTAACACATCATCAATCAATGGTTCTACAACTAATCCTTCTTTATGAACTAAATTAGATAAATTCTTTTCTAATAGTTCAATATCTTTTTTAGTTTTATTAATTAAATCTTCTATCTTTATCGAATGAAATTTGCAATATTCGTTCAAATTAACACCATATAGCTTATCCATTTACAAATTCCTTATACCATCTATCATACATTTTTAAAATATATTCAACACCTTCTTTTGTTGGTTCTAAAGTAGATTTAATTAATCCATAATCTAATTCTGGTTCTGCAACATCTTCTTCAATCCAAAAGCATTTATTTGAACCAACAGAAACATAAAAAAGGTTTTTACTTTCTTGTGTTAGTCCAAATTCTATTTTAATTGTTTGATTCATTTTATACTCCTTTTTTTAATTAAATTGTCATAGGCATTATAACTAATGTACAATATGCAAATTCAACATATTTTTTATTTTTAGCTACATCTATTGCACATTTATACATTATTGGTTCATTTTCTGAATTAAACATAATATAAGCATTTTCAGTTTTTACATCCAATGTATCATATTTTTTATTCCATTTAATTAATGGATTAATTTCAATTAATGAACCAGTATTAAACACAATGTCTGCTAAAGTAAGTTCATTACTTTTTATATGATAGACATTATCTTTTTGTTTTAAAATATATTCAACATTTGGAAATTTAAACATATCATTTTTACAAGCAATAAATCCATCTTCTATAACAACTCTATTGCTGCATTCATTCTTATTATGAATGTCTATATATAAATCTTCATTACCTAAATCTTTTTCAATTATTAATAGTCTTTTTGTGTCTGTTGCAATTAATCTTTTATTTTTTGAATCATAAAAGATATAATTTAATTCTATTTTAGGGTTATTTTTATCTACAAATGGTTTCATTATTTTTACTATTTTTTTCATTTTTACTCCTTACATATAAATATCAATGTGTTTACAATCAGTTTCACTTAACTCTTTTATTGTTTCCTGTTGCTTTTTAATTATCTCATTTTTTGCTTTAATCATTTTAGACATAAATATAATTTCATCTCTCATATACATTAAATCTTTCATATTAACCTTTAAACAATCTGTTTCATAATTTGCTAAATTAATAGCTTGAATTATTTTTTTTAATCTTTCACTCATTTTTAACTCCTTTTTTTTTATTTTAAATTACCTCTAAAAAATCTACCTAATATATTTTCATTCAAATATGAGTCACTCTCAAGAACATTTTCATTAAACAAAGTTCTTGCTTCTAAATATGTTAAATGTCTTTTGCTTTCTGCAAAATACAATATTTCTTTTTCAACTAATTCTAAATTGGTTCTATCTCCTTTAAAACTACCTTCATATTTTCTCCAATCAGATTCTTTAATAAAAATCTCATGTTTAAGTAGTCTTCCATTGTATCTTTTATTTACAAACTTAATATGTCCTTTACGCTTTTTATCTAACATAAGCGCTTTTTTGCAATGTAAGAACCAAAAATTCTTTTTACCTATATAATATTTAAAAGTTCCTGATTCTTTATCAAAAAAAGTAAGTTTATAAATGAATCCATAAACATCTTTACTTGGTTCTAAAAACGGTTTATTTAAGAATTTCCATTCCATTTTATTTCCTTTAATATATGAAATATTTGAGATGGTATAGTTGTTGTAAAATTATAAATTACATAACCATCATCTGAACCAAAGCTGACAGCATATTCTTGTTCTAATGTATTTTCATATGTCTCTAACCATAAATTTTTAATAGAATTAGCTATTTTTATAGCTCTATTAGGGCAACATACTTCTTGTACAAATTGTTTCATTTTAATTCCTTTTCTATTTCATCTAAAAAATTATCTTCTTTTTCTTTTTTATCAAAATTAAATATTTCTGATGGGTCTTTAAAGTAGAAATATATTGATAATAATATTCCTGCAACAGTTGCTACTGATAAGCCCACAAATGAACCAGCGAATAATAATAATAAAAAAAATGTAATAAATGCATCAACAGTTAAACTTGCCCATTTATGCTGAACAAGTTTATAGTATAAAATTATCATTGACAGCGCTACTAACAAACCTAATAAAAAAATTATTTCTATCACACTTTAACTCCTTTATATATTAAGATTTTTTGCATTTAGTGGATTACCTTTAATTTGTTTATAATATGGGCATACATCTTTATAACTGCAATATTGTTCACATCTAACAGGTATAGAACCATTCTTAGTTTTTCTCCACCATAAATCACTACAAATTGGTGGTAATTCTCCTAATTTTTCATATTCTTCAATTTGTTTAGTTATTTCATAAAACTTATCTTCTACTTGAACAGCACTTTTTGGTTCTATATCAAGCAATTCTAAACTTGGTTCTATTGCACTTTTTCTAAAGTTATAACCACCATCTTTTAGAACCAACAACAATTTAGTACTAAAATTATTTCCATATATTTTTTCTGCTAAAAATTTATATGTACTTAATTGCCATATATATTGATGGTTACTATCTTCGATAACTTTTTTAACAGTATATTGCTTAGTAACTTTTATATCTATAATTTCACTATCTTTTAAATTTAACAAATCTATAGAACCAGTTAGTGACCATTCATTAGCAAACTTATGTTCAAACTTTGGTTCTATTTTTATTTGTTCATCATTTTTAAATAATTCTTGAATGCCTATATGAACCAAAGTGCCTAAAGTATCTTGTCCAAAATCTGTTTTATTAATTACACCATATTTATATCTAAAATAAATTTGCAACAAATCTGTACCCATTGATGATGCACTAATTGCTCTTACATTTGCTTCACTATTTCCATTGTATTGAGTTTTATTAACTATTTTTTCAGTAATTTGTTGTAAATTCATTTTCAATCCTTTTCTATTTCTATATATTCATCATATACATTTAATACAGTTTCTTCACATATCTCAACTATTTCTTCATAATCAATATTAATACCTTTTATGCCATATTCTTTTATGTAATCTATTAATTCATCTGGTTTATCAGTTTCAATAATATAATCGATTTTTTCAATTCTTGAAACTTTAACTGGAATTCTAACTTTCATTATTCATCCTTTAAATATTCTTCTGATATTTTTATCTCAGCATCAATTATATAATTTAATAAATATTCTTCACTTGTTATGTAATCAAATTCCATTCTTAATTTATCAAATAACCAATCTGCTAAATTTAAAAAT